TCATCGCCTGTTGACTCGGGCTCACCTGCATCTTGCTCAGGCTCTTTTTCTGGCTCAGAAGCATCCTCACCTGAGAGTTCTTTGATGAGTTCCTTCTCTTCGTCGTCTGAAGCGGTTCCGGTCTTCTTGCTTTCTTCTTTCTTGCTTCCACCCTCGCTTTCTAAGAAGTGGATTCGGTAGAATTCTTTGACCTCGTCGTAAGACTTCGGTTCATAAATGGATTAAGATCGTGAATTTGTTCGAAGACTTCTTTTTGCTGTTTTTCATCAAGAGCGAACTTAGTACCAACCGTGAATCTGGAAGCTGTGTAGCTTGCAAATCCACCCTGTTCTTCAACTTTGATTTTCAAAATTGCGTTACCTTTAGCAAGATCGAACACCTTTTCACCAAACTCTTCAGCATCTTCGCCCTCAATAGCATCCATAATGATTTTATGGAGTTGTTTACCGTAACGAAGAATCTTAACTTTACCCTCATTCTCAGGTTCAGTTGGGTCCTTGATAACGTAAACATTGACCATCCAATTCTCACGTCTTGAAACGGTCTTCACGGCATCCTTCTCTTCATCGGTACCAAGTTTTAACGTCTTAAAACGGTGTTCAGAGATTGGATCTCTTTCTTGATAGGTTGATGGTGAAAGAATGCTTACATTCTCACCTGTTGCTCTCGACGTCCACCAATGCATGTAGTAATGGAAGAACGTCTTGAATGGTTCCGTAACATTGGGTAGAAGTTTCACTTCATAGGTTTTACCCTGCTCCATTCGGAGAATGTCTCCGAAACTGCCTCCGCCACCTTTGTCTTGTAACGAGTCCTTAATTGATTCAAACATTGATTTGTTCATTTTTTCTGCATTTTCCTCTCTATTAGTTCTATTGTTCTTTTGATCTCAGGTTTTAACTGAGTAGAGTAGCTAAAAATCTTGTAGGTATTTCGAAAAATGTTGTCAAAATCCCTAACGTAGAACTCTCGCCAACTCTTTTCTAATTTATAGATTTGGCTTTGTAATTCAAGAGCATGAATGCAATAAAAGTTGATTTTATGCTCTTTAAGATGAAGTAGACATAGCGGGATATCGCTCTCAGTTTTCTGTTCGCCGTACTGCCTGAGTGACAGTTTGTTTTCGATACAATACTTGAGGATAAACTTCAGTCCTGTCTTTGTGAAGTTAACAAGTTGGCTCTCATCCGTACATGTTTCCATGTGGCGCTTGTACCTCGTATAAGCTGTAACTGCTTCTGATGTAGTATAAAAATCAAGTGTTTTATATTCCTCATCTTTATAAACAACAAACGGTGCGTCAAAAAACTCTTGCGGGTCAATCTCTGTTCTGTTTAAAAATTGAGAAATCTGCTTGATCGCATTGTACTTCGCGTCTTCAAATTTATCAAAGTTCTTACGCACCCGAAATGCGCGATTAGCTGCTCTTGCTATAGCAGCAAGGTAGCAGTTGTAGACATACTTATCAAAATCTGTAAGACTATTCTCCATCGAGCCGAACCTCTTTACCGTGTGTTAAAGACGATTCGGTAAAGAGGAATACATTATTTGTCAAATGGTCATAATGGAACATATGTTGCTTATCTTTTCCAAATAAATCAACAGTTATTGTAGTTTCATCGTAGTCTTTTATAATACCAATGCAGGTATACTTATGCTGCACAGTCTCATCTGCATCCTTCTTTGTTTTTAGCTCCCAAACAAGAGCGTCTTTTCTAGGTCCCTTTAACACTTTTAGGTTCATGCTACAATTGGGCTTCCTTTCCTCACGCTATTTATATACTTGGCAATATATTTGCTCTTTAAGATACTTGGGTCATATTCAATAAACATTTGTACAACCTCTTGATCAGAATCGGCACTTAATGCTCGTTTCAACAGTGCGCGGATCCTTGGCTCTTTCAAAATCACAAGGAATATATTTTGTAGCGACAACCTCTTTCCTTTGATTTGTGAAACAAACGTGCAGAAACAAGAGATAATGTGTTCTATCTCCCGCTTAATAATATCTCCTGCTGGATTAAGAGTTGGGTGGTGCGACATTCTTAAAATCTTTAATTAGTTCCGCAAATCGATCTGTAAGTTTACCGGCCGCCGCAAATTCATGGCCACCACCATTACAAAATCGTTCAGCAATCACATTGAGTTTAACAGGACAACCAATTCTTTTCCTCAATGATACAGATTTATATTTCAAATTTACAGCAAAACAAATATCTGCACCTGTACGATTTAACACAATGTGTGCCGTTTCACTCGAGTAACGGTCGACATATAATGCAATAACTTTATAACCTTTTAACTGTCCCTCAAAGTACTGTGTTCCATCTAGTTGTTCCTTTAGCTCTTTGAAGAAAATCTTTACCATGTTCACCTCTTTCTCTGTGAACGGTCTTAAACCACCCTTAAAATCATCAACAAAGTTTTTATACTTGCGCCTCTTCAAAATAATATTCAATTTGATGCTTTCCGGATACTTCAGTTTATATGAATCGTAATCATCTACCCGGGTCAAAAAATCTAACTCTTTCTTTTTAAACCACTCATGTTTATCGAGCTTAAATTTTTGACGAATCAAATCACAAGTCGAAGTATGGTCCTCAATAATCGGTTTTGCATTTTTATATTTATCTTTTAACTCAAGATGCGTTTTATGATGATCAATTACTACCACTTTCTCCCTATCTACAAGTTCAATTGTAGTTTCATCAAGTGAAATGTCACAAATGAAGATTTTATCATACTCCCTATAGTGTAACTCAAACCAATCACTTAGTTTAACATATACTTCAGACCCATTATATACAAAATCATTGTCAACAATTGACCCGCTCGATTCTAGTAACCATTTTAACGCAAGAAAGCTACCGGCGCCATCAAGATCACCATCTGTCCAAATGAATGCTTTCATTATCGTTGTATTTTAATAGTTTTTACCGGGTATTCAACTAATCACCAAATATCTCAAGTGATTTGAGTGTTTCATCTTCCATAACCTCCTCATGTCCGTTACCCTGGTCAGATATTACAAGGGTATTATAATCAATTCGCATAGCATATACAAACCCCTTCATTCCGTATCTATTTTTCGCAGACGCATAACGTATGATGTTTAATTCTCTATCCTCATCAGATTGAAAAATGGTAAATATAACATCAGCCGTGGCTGCAAGTCCAATGGACTCTGATATGGTATCAATACCTGGCTTCTTTCCACCAAAACCACTGCGATTTAGCTGTGTAGCTGATACAATCGGCGCTTTACATAAGTAAGACAATGCTCGAATTTGCTCTGTAATATGTTTTACTCGCTCATATGAGTTATTTCCCACGGTTCCCTTGAGTAAATTAATGTAATCTAGTACAATACAGTCAATTTTGATCCCACTTGCAAGTACATCAATGACAAACGACTTAATATCATTAGAAGTTATTGTTGAAGGTGGAAACTCCTTGATCAAAAGTTTTCCACCCTTCTTTTGCTCTTCTCTCATCATCTCACGCAGCGTTGCCTGCTCGGATTTAAGATCTTTTATCGGAATATGTGTAATATTGGAACAAATGCGACGAGCATAGATCAATTCCGACATTTCCAATGTGATAAGCAATACATTCTTTCCTTGTTCGACAATATTCGTTGCTATATTACCTAAAACAATTGATTTACCAACGTTTGTCTCGCCCGCAAACACATATATCGACTTTCCATCTTTAAGAAGTCCGCCTCCTAACTGTTTATCGACCCATTCCCAACCTGTTGAGATGTATTCTTCGTCAGAATTCAGGTCCTCAATAATCTTTTCAATATCTTCATATACATCTATACCAAAATCTTTATCGAAATTAATGTTGCAGACACTCTCAAACCTATCGAGCATCTCTGCTGTATCTAGTTTACCATCTGTCAACTCTCCCGCACATTGGAGCATTGTGTTATAAATGGCTTTCTCTTTAATGAAACGCTCTGTATTCTCAAGTAACTCCATCTCATCTATGTTCTTATCCAATTCTTTGAACGTAGATGCGACAGCTTTAAAGCAATTCTTTAGCTCATTTGTTGTTAGATAAGCTTTAAGCTCTGTTAATGTTGGAACCTTGTCTCGTTTATTGTAGTACCCTTTGATCAGTCCGAATATCTTCGCAATGTTTGTATTTGTGAAGTATTCTAACTTGAGGTGATCAATGATCTTAGCTAGAAATGACTGATCAGTGAGTGACTTGTATATGATGACATTTTCCCAATAATCGAAATCAATTTTGGCCATCAAAGCACCCTGCCTCCCTTAATATCTGCCTCGCGCGCTCAAGCTTTTTCTCAGCTGCTTTCTTCTTTCGATCTTCAGCAGCTTTACGTCTCCTCTTATCTTCAGCAATCCGTTTAGCATTACGCTTTTTTTCTGCTTCGAGAGCTTTCTTGAGATTTAATTCTACATGTGCAACCGGATCATCATGCACCTGCATAAGCATCCAATTCTTATCTCTGTAGTATTTCTTCAGAATGTCATAATCATCAAAGTCCATCTCGACAATATCGAGC